GCCCATTACAACTTTAAAAATAGACCGGAATGTCGTAAAACTACCCGCATCGATGTCCGAGTGGTCTAAGGAGCCAGACTTAAGACCTGGTAGCGTAAGCTGCGTGGGTTCGAACCCCACTCGATGCAATTTTTTTTGCCCTATTGGCGCAACTGGATAGCGCGTATGACTTCTAATCATGAGGTTGTAGGTTCGAGTCCTACATAGGGTGACGTTATATAGATTATTTACATGGGTAATCTATATATAAAAAATACTTTTTTTAAAGGATTAAATATAAAATTAAATTTCTACTATATTTCTTCTACAAAGACAGCATAATTCACAATTCGCACTATTTTGTCGAATATTTGCCGTAAAACATCCGATACAAATGGTATGTCCGCAACTAGGTGATATGAAATTGTTATTCATTGGCTCTAAACATACTGGACATGTTTCTCTATTATCTACATTCTCTTTTAACAATTCTTCTAATTTCCGTACTTTATCCAATATTTGGTGTTGGCGTTTTAAAGGAGAAGTAGGTTTTACAGCATCATTATAAATGATATCGATATCTTTCAAAATGGTAGGTTTATAGTGATGTTTTTTTTTTGATTTTAAACTTTCGGGATAAATATTTTTATGTATATAATCGTTCATTTCTTGTTCTTCCTTGCATTTTTTAATAAATAGATCAATTTCTTCCATTGTTTTTTGTTGTTTTTGTTGTTTCTCAAATATATGAAAGCTTTTTGTTCAATTTTATGTAGGGGAATAGTCCTCTTATGATCCCTATTTTAGGGTAAATTATACAACATAGCTTTATTATGAATAATGGGACAAATACAAAAAATGGGGGGATCATAAGGGGGAGCATCCCCCTTACTCATAAAATTGAAAGGCCTTTTTTACTTTACTGGAGTGTTGAGCTATTTGTCTGGCTCAGTGGAAATAAAAATGTAAGACAAAGCATAGATAGCGTGAAAAGCACTGTAGGAAGTGTTTAAATCGGGGGTTTTATTACTCTTGTGGAAGTATTCTAAGATGTTTCCCGTTCCCTCTATGGATTATTTAAACTAGAAAATTTAGTTGATTGGATTGATCACCCATATCATCTAAATGGACTAGGAATAAAATAAAATGCAGCAGTATTCTTTAATCTCTGGTATACTGTTTAATAGTTTTGTGCGATGCTATTAGAGGCTTCACCGTTAACTTTAGTTGAAAATAACTTAATTGATATTACTAATGTACAAAACAAAAAAATCTGTAACCTAATGCAGAAAATGAATTCAGGGGACGCCCTGTTTTTTTTATAAAAAAAACCAAACTATTTTATTTAATTACCTTACACGTTAAATTATAACTACACATACTATCTAGGTTGGGATGTCTACACAATGGGCAAAGTCTTTTATACTCTGTCCTGTGAAAGCCGGGATATTCTTTACGGACCTTATCCCAACACGATAAGCAAAACTCGTGTTTGCAACTGGTCGTCATGTTGCGTTTTTTCGCAATCCATTTGTTGTCTACTGCTGAATAAACAACTTTTCCCATGTCTTCATAGCATATAGCACACGCCTCTAACTCAACATCGGGAGACATTTTGCTTTTTTCTACTACTGGATGCAAGCTGTTCCATCTCTCGCAAACTGCGTCAATGAGTCGCTTTCTAGACAAGTTCTGCCATGGAATCGGATTATGTCCCAGGAAACGCTTGTAGTTGCGTGTTAAGCGCTTGCTTTTTGTAGGCTCCCAGGTTCTTCCTTCTTCTATAAGACCACCGCGTCCAATAGTTGTCGTATAGCTTTTGGGTGTCGCCCACCCATATCTACGCCGTGTATCTACAAGTCTACTATCGGAAACGACAACGTGTGCTATCATTCTGAGTTTGTTTGTATCCAAACTCTTAAAGTCGGGCATCGTTTCACTGATCATAACATACCTCCAATGATTGGCGTTGATAGATTTGCATTTTTCCCAAAGATGTTGGGTGCTGTTGCAGAACAGGCAGTTTTTCTCTCGTTGAACCTTACTCATATTTGGCTTTTTTGTCCTTAAGTATGTAACAAAAAAACCTTTCAATTTTATGTGTAGGGGGGGCGATGCCCCCTTATGATCCCCATTTTTAGGGTAAATTATACAACATAGCTTTATCGTGAATAATGGGACAAATACAAAAATGGGGGATCATAAGGGGGCATCGCCCCCCCCCTACACATAAAATTGAAAGGTTTTTATTTTGTTTTGTGAACGATAAACCAATAAACTTTTAATAATGAGTCCCCCCTATGATATCGATTGCAATATTTGTCGCGACTATCCTGGAACACAAGAATGTTCTCACACGGGATACTCTGTTTGTAGCTCTTGTCTTGAGAAAAATGATGTAAATTCGGCAATTTGCATCAACAGCAAGGCGTTTATCAATTTAAAAAAAATGATCAATACCGGGTCGTTATCTTTAACTGCCGAATTAGGACCGTCACTCAATGTAACAGGAGAAAAGGAAGGAAGAGAGATTAAAAAAGAGTTCCTATACAACAATGAAAAGAAAATGACGTGTTTTGGAACAACTGGTAGTGGGTCTTGTCGTCACTATATCTACAGACATTCAAATGGGGTTATTTATACATTTTGTCTAGGTGAATTTACCGACAATATCACTCGCTTGAAAAAATATGTAAGAAGTACGGATTTCCCCCGTGATTTCGGTTTTGAGTTAGTTTAAAATTTGTTTTAGTAATTTAATTAATAAAGTTTTTTATGACCCACATTTAAGGTGGGGGTCATAGTGGGAGCATCCCCCTACATAAAATTGAAAAGCTTTTTTAAATAAGATTAAAGAGAAAACAACAAACTATATAAGATGAGCACAGAAAGCAAAACCGTTAATTCACCACAACCTGTGGTTGAAAATCAAAAGACAGCTACTCCGGTGAAGGTTACAAAGAAGCAACGAGAAGTTGATACCTTATTTAAACCGAATGAAGAGGGACGTTCAGAATGGGTATCACGCGAAAAGATCGCAGAGAACAAAATGTTGGACTGGGGAAAAAATGGAGCAGCCCGACATGGAGTTTACTTTTCCGACAAACGCTATTTGTGGGAAAAACAAGGAGAACGTTCAATTACAGCACTTCGAACAGTGGGATTCAGCGATGACCATTTGTATGGAGCAACACGTCCTATTCGAAAAGATATTCACGAGTATCATAAAAAAATGGGTTGCGTCGTATGTGGAAGTCATTCAGATTTGGTAACCGATCATAAAAATGACCTCTATAACGATACAAGAGTTCTTGATTCAAAGACGCAGACAATGGATGATTTCCAATGTCTTTGCAACCATTGTAACCTACAGAAAAGACAGGTATCAAAAAAGACAAAAGAGATAGGTAAGCGTATTGGTGCGACAAACATTCCGTCCTATGCCGTTTTCGGAATTGATTTCGTAGAAGGCGACGAAACATTTGACGAGAAAGACATCAACGCTATGGTAGGAACCTATTGGTATGATCCAGTAGAATTTGCTAGAAAATTGAGAGAAAAACTAAAACAACTATAAAAATACACTTTATTATTTAATTTACATTTAACTAACTTATTATTTTTTTATAGAAAAAAATATTTATAAAATATAAATAATGATTCTTGTAAAAAGATGGAATAGATTTGGTAATAGTATGATACAATTACAAAATATAATACACATAGCAATATATTTACAAGATACTGTCAAAGAGGAAAACAAACACGAATTTTTTGATATAGAAATTATAAACACTCTTTTAGATAATACTACAAATGATACTATAATTGAAAATAATTGTAACTTTTTTGATAGAAGATATATAGATTTTCCAGATAAAATATTTAAAGAAAATAGAGAAAAAGTGCAAGAAATATTAGAAAAATCTTTTATTATACAAGATATTCCCGAATTAGAAAAAGATGATTTTGTTATACATATACGAAGTGGTGATATATTTGATACAAATCCACATCCGGTTTATTTAATGCCTCCCTTTTCATATTATAAAAATATAATTGATAATGTTAGGTATAAAAACATTATTCTTATAGCAGAGGATACAAAAAATCCGGTTATTGGTAAATTACTAACCCACTATCCAAATATCATATTTAAAATCCAAAGTTTTTATAAAGATATTCAAACTATATTGGGAGCAACTAATGTGATAAGTAGTTTTGGTACTTTTATCCCATATTTGTTATTGTTATCAAAAAACATAAAAAATTTATATCAACCGAATTACCAAGGTTGGTATGGACATTTTAGTAAAACAAGCATTCATTTACACAAGATAGATTTATCCGATTATAGTAAAAAAATGCGACCGTGGAAAAATACCCCAGAACAAATAGAAATGCTTTTAAATTATGAAATTCCAGAATAAAAATACATTACGATTGAAGAATCTTTATAATTTAATCAAGCAATTCCATCACTTTATCATAATATCCTTTATCGACTTCACATCCCTTAAAACGTCTATTTGTATTTTTTGACGCAAATGCTGTTGTTCCTGCGCCTAGGAAAGTATCCAAAACAACACTGCCCTCATTAGAATGTTTTTTAATGAGTTCTTCAAACAAACGCAAACTCTTTTGTGTTGGATGAAACCGATTTTTACCACCTTGCAATGGAAATTCATAAATACCTTTATCGTATTGACCATTAAATGTAGGACTTCCGCCTTTCACACCCAAAAGAGCAATTTCACGACAATTCGTCAAATAATTAACCCTAGAATTCAATGGTTGTGGATTCGTTTTTATCCATTCAATAAAACGAATCTGTTTAAACTTATGTTTTTCAAAGAGGGCTTTTAGTTCTGATAATTTCCAAAGATCAAAGAACATAATCATAGTGCCTCCTACACGTAATTTTTTGTAATATTCGCATATAAATTGGTCTAATACTTCAATTGTGAATTTACTATCCCAATCTCCATAATCGGTTTTCACGCAGTATTTTTTACCATAAATGGTACCGTATTTAATATAATTTTCACGTTTTGTATCATCGGTTAATCCATTGCTTTCTTTATACACCAACCATTCTGCCTGTGTTTTGACTTGTTGGACATTTTTACGTTCATTTTCCTTTACTGTATTGTAATGTGTATTCATACCACTATCCCTTGAAATAATATAAGGCGGATCCGTCAAAACCAAATCGATTGATTTGTCTTGAAGTGTAGATAAATACTCCAAACCTTCTTGTAATTTTATCTCAATATCAGTTTCAGATTGTTTTTCAACAATAGGTAATTCTTTTTTTTTCCGTTTAATAATTACCTTTTTTCTATGAACATTGGTATCGATTTGTAAAGACATTTTATTTTATAAACTATATAATTAGTATTATTTTAATTCAATTTTGTAAAATACTAATTATACTTCAGTATTGGTGACGAATTTTAAAACATTGGAACTTTCTCCAAAAATGAAATCACGACTGTGTGCAGATACCATATGTTGGACTAGGGTTGATACAGGAGGATCACTTTCAACTGTTTCTACAAACATATGTGCATATGTTAAATTGCGTAAATGTTCCACGGCCGGAATTACATCACGTTTATGCATTTCCATAAGCGTTTTCAGTAACTTTTGATTACCTGTTTTTTTATATTCGTCCAATATTTTATTATAATCTTCTTTCATTTTTATTATCTCGTTTGTTTTTTTCTCAACCAATAGACGTTGCTCTTCATTATTATAAATCGAGTCATATCGATCGACTGTTTCTTTGTAAATTTCACTGTTCTCATTATACGTATTTATATGTTCTTTAAATTGTTCAGAATAGGAGGCAGTATCGATATATTTAAAAACAGAATTCATTTTATCAATGATTATTTGTTGTTTATCATCTTCGATATCTTCAGAAAACATATGAATAACCTCTTCGATATTTGTATGGTCACCTTCATAAATAGAAATATCAAATTTACAAGGACTTTGTTGATCGCCACATTTCGCACTATAATATTTATCTTTATAGGAAAAAATAGAACCCACCTTTCTTTTACAATAGGTACAAACCGGTTTTACACCATTTACTAATCGTCGTTTTTCTTTTTTATTACTGCCTTTATCATATGCCTTACGTTTTAAGGTCATATATGCATTATCATATTCTGTTTTTAATCTAAAATATTCATTTAAACTTTGTAGATAGCTTAATTTCTTTTGTCCTTTTTTACTGCCTTCATCATTAGTTTCAATTTCAATAAATGGATTATTTTCCATTTCGATTTTTGTTACAGAGTTCGGAACATTTTGTAAAACCAAAATCGGATTGTTTGAACAAATAAGATGTTTTAATTTTTGAGTTGTTTCTAAATTAAGTTCTTTTAATTGATTGTTTTCAACATTTAAAAACAGAAGCGAATCGGGTAAATTGGTCAAATGTGTTAATTCATTATTTGAAATATTTAAACTTGTTAAATTTTTGAAATCTTTCGCATCGAATTTTTTAATATGATTATTAGATACGTCTATTTCTTCCAAATTTCTCGATAAATTTTTAAGATCGTCTAATAAATTATCTGGACAATGCAATATTTTCACCGATTCTGGAATATTTAAAAGATTTGTTATTTCACCGGATTTTTCAATATAAATGGAAGACACATTTTTAACACCTTTATCTTGCAATAATGAAAAATCAACATCTCCGTGTAAAATCTTGTTAATACGTAGCTCATTTGTTTGAGAAAAATTAATAGTATCAATAATTTCACTTATAATAAATTGATTATCATTCTCTGAAATTATTTGTTGACGTTTCTCTTGTTTACTCATTTTATAATCGATTATAAAATAAATAGATATTATAAATTGCCCAACGGTGACGTCAAATTTCCAATAGGCGAAGACATTAAATTTTTTTGTTGAACCTGATAATAGCGAATTCTATCTAAAATATACTGCTGATCACGATATAATTTTTGCTGTTTTTCATATGGAGAAGGTTGTCCTTTATATCTGTAATATAAAAAAATTCCTACAATAGCTACAAATAAAAGAAAAATACCTATATTTAAAGCAAAGGAGTATATTTTTACTCTATTTTCATGGCACGATTTTAATCGTGTCAACATATAATCTCCAAAACTACTTTCTGTTAAACGAGGTCCGTCCATTATACAATATCGCTAAAAAAATTTTCGTTATTTTCAGCAATAGTATAAGGATTATCTGAAAAAATTATCGAAGTTAAATTACAATTTTCCTTTAAAATAGTTTCAATATAAAATTTCATTTGCATAATTGTATTAAACACTAATAATATTTCATTTTGATCGAGAAGTTTAAACATTTTCGCCTTTTCTAATACATCTGTTTTTGAAACAATTAGGTGTGTGACGCCTGAAATGTGTACTGCTTTAATAAGTTTTTTTAAATTTAACCATTTTACTTTTCGTTTTTTACCAGTAGTAACATCGTGTTCTTGACCAATGTTTCCTATTTTTTTTAAATCATCGTGTTCTAATAAACACTCAGGAAACTCGGGGTCAATTCCTGAACGGGTATCGTAAATCTTAACTGTTCCATAGATATTATTAATTAATTTGGGTGAAAATCCTAGACTACAGCATCCATACGGCAATGTGACGCTAGAAGTAGTGTATGGATAGTTTCCTTCATTAATATCTAACCAAAATCCCTGTGCACCTTCACATAAAACAAATCCATATAATTTTTCATCCCAAATAAATTCTCTTAGCTCTTCAACATGACTAGCCTGTATTCCAACTCGTCTATATTTATCACTATAACAAGGAGCAATTCCTTTTGCCGTACTACCTTGAGTTTTCGCAGTAGTAATTATGTCTTCATTTATATGTTCATCGGTAATAATATGCGCCCTTGGTGATATTTTAACAAGCGATATATTAAAATTGTGTTCCTGAAGATATTTTATCTCATTTAAAAAAGATTCTACATGAACAACACAATCTGGACCAATAATTGAAGGAATATTATAAAAAATACCACAAGGTATAAGATGTGTTTTATATTGTACATTATCGACATAAATAGTATGTCCTGCATTATTACCACCTGACCATCTACATACAAAATTATATCTTTTACTCTTAGCCAATTGGGATACAATATTACCTTTAGCTTCATCTCCCCAAGCCAATCCACAACAAACATCAACACCAATAATTTTCATTGTCTATAATTGAAAAACCTTTTTATTTATATATTATTTTAAAACAAAAATATAAATATACCGAATACGTTGTTATAGAATTTCTTTATGTTATGTATAGAATGTCTAACGATTCATCAAAGAAAAAACCTTCGGGTGTATTAGCATTAATAATTATATGTATAACATTTATTGTACCATTAGGTCTTTGGTTTAGTATAGCATATAGTTCAGGTGGTGGTATAATGAATTCTTTGTTATTATTTATTGGTATTTATGGGTTTGCATTTTTAGTGACTTTGATGTATTATCGAATGGCGGTACAAGATGATGCAGAAGCTAAAATAAACAAAATAACATCAGGAAAGGTAAAATCAATTGCTACTACAACATTAGCATCCTTTTCATTAGTTTTAATAACCATTTTTGTTTTAGGTGTAAATCCCGAATTAATCACTATTTTTGAAAATAGTATTGGTTTATGGTTTATTGGTATAACTGGAAATGGGTATTTTGCTAATGAGATATTTAAATCAGAAACATTTAGTGAATTGAAAGAATATCAACAAAAAGACAGTAAATTATTTGATCAATCTTTCTTACTTACGTGTTTTAACAATGAAAATGTTGACCATTTTATTAAATATTTCAAAAAAGACTGTTCACAACAGGAACGTGATGAGGCAGGAGTATCATTACCATTTGATTTTATACCCAAGTTTGAAAATGAAGGACAATTAAGCAAATTAAGAAGTTTAGTTTCACTAAAACGCTTAGCTGGATATTTTTCATGGATCTATTTTACATCCATATTATCTTTAATTATTAGTATTATATCAGTTACTATGAAAACGATATAATCTAGGTACGTAAATAATAAAGTACAAACAAATACGATAAAATAGCAATTACGATAGAGACAAACCATACAGGAACAACTGTTTTATTTCTGTACCCTACACCAAATTGTCTAAATTCACCTTCTTTACCATATGCGAAATCCGGTTTTACATAATGAAAAAGTGTGAAAAAAACTAAAAATATAAAAATAGCAAAACTCGGTTTATTTTGTCGAATAAATGATTTTTCAAACATAAATAATTTATTGATATATTATTTATGTATAAATTTTTATTAGCATTTAATCTTCATTAAAATCATCATCCATATCTTCTTCATAATATTGTCCATCTCCATCAACGCCATTGTAACCTCTTAAATCATTTGCTTCATTTTCATAAAAATTATCGACCTCTTCCATCTCTTCATTTTCCATTTGTGAAACATCTTTTTGAATAACAACATCGTCCATATCAATATCAGCTTTGTTTGCTAATTGCTCAAATAATTGGTCTTTTTCTTCTTTATATCGGTCTTTACTGTAATCCACTAATCCCTTCTTTAAACCTACATTCCATCTTCCTAATTTTAACATTTTCTGCATATCTTCTACACGTCTTTCGTCGTCGTCCATATTTTTTAAGAAATCGGTAATCATCTTTTTCTCGTTTAATTTCGAACGAGTAATGCGTTTTTCTATATCTCGATAAGACAAATCAAACGATTTCTTATTCGATAAGTCTATATTTATAAAGGTAACCAATAATTCACCTACACTTTTATTTAATGCATTTTTATTTCCAACTTGTATCTGCATTTCTACCATCTCATCATCGTATGCATTTAATTCTGCATCACGATAATTAGCGTCTGAATATCCAAGAACTTCGTCACGTTGTTCTTTAATACTATCACGGCGTATTTTATTTCTCTCAATTGCATTTAACAAGATTAAATCATCATTATCTGTTGCTTTAATGTATTCATATACAACCGAATACCAAATATAACTATGAATCATATATAATGTCCTTTTTGAAAATAATGAATAATAACTTTGAGCAGGAATATCTCCTTGAGGTGCACGATGAATAGGTAAAAATGTTGGTATTAAGTCTAAAAACGCGTGTACGTGTATCAATGATTCTTGGACATATTTCAATAAAGATGTTAATGAAGAATCATTTTTGAATTGAGACAATTCTTTATAATAGCTTTGAATAAATCTAGATATATCTAAATTATGCGTCTCGGCTAAATTCCAATGTTTATGAGATTTATCGCTCATTGTATGATTATTGGAAATCATTTCAGGATAAACTTTACTCATTACAAAAATAGATTCTTTTAAAAATTGAACTACTGAATACATATTTGTTTCTTCTTTTGGTGAAACGCCATTTCCATATTCGTATGTAGAATCC